AGATAGGAGAGCACGGGTGTTTGATTTTCTGAAGCGCGGGACAGTGGAAGTAACGGAGGCCAAGGCGTCGGCGACGGGGCGTATTGTGGGGGTGCAGACCTCGGGCCGTGTGGCGTGGAGCCCGCGCGATACGGTGTCGCTGACACGCACCGGCTTTGCGGGCAATCCGGTGGGGTTCCGGTCGGTCAAGCTGATCGCGGAGGCGGCGGCGGCGCTGCCCCTGGTGTTGCAGGATGCCGAGCGCCGGTTTGACACGCATCCGGTGCTGGGACTGATTGCGCGACCCAATGGCGCGCAGGGGCGTGCCGAGCTGTTGGAGGCGCTTTATGCGCAGCTGCTGTTGTCGGGCAATGCCTATATCGAAGCGGTGGGCGCAGAGGCCGGTGTGCCGCTGGAGCTGCATGTGCTGCGCTCGGACCGGATGAGTGTTGTGCCGGGCGCGGATGGCTGGCCGGTGGCCTATGAATATGCCGTGGGCGGGCGCAAGCACCGGTTTGACGCCAGTCAGGGATCGCCGATCTGCCATGTGCGCAATTTCCATCCGCAGGACGATCATTATGGCTTTAGCCCGATGCAGGCGGCGGCGACAGCGATCGATGTGCATAACTCCGCCTCGCGTTGGAGCAAGGCGCTGCTGGACAATGCCGCGCGGCCTTCGGGCGCGATCATTTACAAGGGGGCCGAGGGTCAGGGCAGCCTGAGCAATGACCAGTATGAGCGTCTGGTGTCGGAGATGGAGAGCCATCATCAGGGTGCGCGCAATGCTGGGCGGCCCATGTTGCTGGAAGGGGGGCTGGATTGGAAGCCGATGGGGTTCTCGCCCTCGGACATGGAATTCCAGAAGACCAAGGAATCGGCAGCGCGCGAGATTGCGCTGGCCTTCGGGGTGCCGCCGATGCTGATCGGGATCCAGGGCGATGCGACCTATGCCAATTATCAGGAAGCGCACCGGGCGTTCTACCGTCTGACAGTGTTGCCGCTGGCCAGTCGTGTGACGGCGGTCCTGTCGCATTGGTTGTCTGGGTTCAGTGGCGAGTTGGTCGAGCTGAAGCCGGATCTGGATCAGGTGCCCGCGCTAAGTGCCGAGCGGGATGCGCAATGGGCGCGGGTGGCGGGAGCCGATTTTCTGAGTGAGGCGGAGAAGCGCGCGCTGTTGGGCCTGCCTGTGGTGGCGGCCGATGAGTGAGCTGCCAATTGAACGGTTTCAATGTGCGCCCGGTATGCGGTTGCAGGCGCATGAGCAGGTGAGCGCCATTCATTTTGCCAACCTGACCATGCGGCTCGACCGGATCGAGATCATGATCGAGCGTTTGGAGAAGCGGCTGTGGCTGGCGGTATACGGCGTGGCGGCGGTGATACTGGCCAAGATGGTGCAAACGTTTTTGGAAGTGGCCCCGCTGGGCTGAGCGGAACACAACAGGAGACTACCATGATGATGAATGGAAATGACTTCGCCATTGCGGCGGAGAACAGCGGCGGCATGCCCGCACTTGAGCGCAAGTTCATGCAGTTTGACGAAGTTGCAAAGGTTGAGGGCGGTGTCGAGATCAAGGGCTATGCCAGCTTTTTCGATGCGGTGGATCAGGGCAATGACGTGGTTCAGCGCGGGGCTTACGGCGCGAGCCTGATGGCGTTGAAAGCGGCGGGGCGCGGGGTCAAGATGCTGTGGCAGCACGATCCGGCACAGCCCATCGGCGTGTGGGACGAGGTGCGCGAGGACGCGCGCGGATTGTTCGTCAAGGGGCGCATTTTGCAATCCGTTGAAAAGGGGCGTGAGGCGATTGCACTCATTGAGGCGGGCGCGATTGACGGGCTGTCCATCGGCTACCGCACGGTGAAAGCCACCAAGAACACCAAGGGCCAGCGGCTCTTGCAGGAACTGGAGCTTTGGGAGGTGTCGCTGGTGACATTCCCGATGCTGCCCAGTGCGCGTGTGGGGGCGAAGGCGGACGGGTTAGTCCGGCTTGGAGACGTCCTGCGCGACATGGCTGGGGTTTTTGATGCGGCGTCTGCCGACATCGCCTCGCGTACGAGCAACCAAAAGGGGATGCCAAGATGAGCGATACCACGGGACACGACGGGGGACTTTCCCCGGCGGAGGATGTGCGACGGGCCGTGACCGGCTTCGTGGCACAGATGAAAGGCTTTCAGGCCGAAATCGAGACGAAATTTCAACAAACAGAAGAGCGAATGAATATGCTGGACCGTAAGAATATGACTGCTGCGCGTACTCCTTTGGCGGGGGCCATGGATGTGGTGGCACCGCATAAGAAAGCGTTCAACGCTTATGTACGTTCGGGCGACGATGATGGCCTGCGCGGTCTGCACTTAGAGGGTAAGGCGCTGTCGACGGCGGTGAATTCCGATGGCGGCTATCTGGTCGATCCGCAGACCTCCGATATTGTGAAGTCCGTGCTGAACACCACGGCGTCGATCCGTGCGATTGCGTCAGTCGTGAATGTTGAAGCCACGTCTTATGATGTGATGGTGGATCATTCGGATGTGGGTGCGGGTTGGGCGACTGAGTCCTCCACCGTGGGTGAAAGCGATACGCCGCAGATCGACCGGATCACGGTGCAGCTGCACGAGTTGAGCGCGCTGCCCAAGGCGTCGCAGCGTCTGTTGGACGATTCCGCCTTTGACATCGAAGGCTGGCTGGCGGGCCGTATCGCTGACAAGTTTGCCCGTGCCGAAGCGGGTGCCTTCATCAATGGCGACGGCATCGATAAGCCAAAGGGTTTTCTGGCCCACACCACCGTCGACAATGACGTCTGGGTTTGGGGTAATCTGGGCTATGTGCCGACCGGTGTCGCGGGTGATATCACGCCGGATTCCCTCGTCGATGTGGTCTATGCCCTGGGTGCGCAGTACCGTGCCAATGCGTCGTTTGTGATGAACTCCAAGACTGCCGGCCTGGTGCGCAAGCTCAAGGATATGGATGGCCGTTTCCTGTGGTCCGACGGTCTGGCAGCGGGTGAGCCTGCGCGTCTCATGGGGTATCCAGTGCTGATCGCCGAGGACATGCCGGATGCGGCGGCGGATGCCTATGCAATGGCCTTTGGTGACTTTAGCGCGGGCTATACCATTGCCGAGCGCCCCGATCTGCGCATCCTGCGTGATCCCTTTAGCGCCAAGCCACACGTCCTGTTCTACGCGACAAAACGTGTCGGCGGTGATGTGAGCGATTTTGCGGCGATCAAGCTGCTGAAATTCGGTACGGCCTAAGGCGGCGGTGCTGAAGCCGGGGCGGCCTTTGCTGCCCCGGTCCGGGCGTGCGCCCTGACTACCCCTTCGCATTGTCTAGCTGCTCCCCTCCGATCGAGCAATGTGGAGACGGGGTGTGCGTCCGGGAGGGGAGCGTCCTGCCCGGACGGGAATATGACGCGAGTTTGAGAGAGGCTTTGGGATGTTGATAACAGAGACAAATGTGCCGGATGCGGTCCTGCCGGTGGCGGCGCTCAAGGCGCATATGCGCCTGGGCACGGGATTTGCGGAGGACACGCTGCAGGATGCGGTGCTGGGCAGTTATCTGCGCGCAGCAATGGCCGCGATCGAGACGCGCACGGGGAAAATTCTGCTTGAGCGGGAGTTTACCCTGGTGGTGCAATCAACGGACAGCACCTGCACCCTGCCGCTGACAGTAGCGCCAGTGACGGTGATTGCCGATGTGCAACTGGTGTCGCGCAGCGGTATTGAGCGTGCGGTCAATGCCAGCGTGTACTGGCTTGAGCGTGACGGCCATACGCCGAAGCTGCGTGCGACGGGCGCCTGTTTGCCAATGCCCGAGGCGGGAGGCGAGCTGCGGGTGCGGTTTCTTGCGGGATTTGGCCCCGAATGGGACGATGTGCCAGCGGATATGCAGCAGGCCGTTCTGTTGCTGGCGGCGCATTACTATGAGTACCGCCATGATACAGCTTTGGGGAACGGGTGTATGCCTTTTGGCGTCACCTCGCTGATCGAGCGGTTCCGGATCTTGCGGCTGGGTATGAGTGGGGCGCGGGCATGAGCGCGCCGCGTCTGAACCGGCAGCTGGTGCTGGAGGCGCCTGACATGCTCCGCGACGGAGCGGGCGGCTTCGTGCAGGGATGGGTGCCGCTGGGGACTATGTGGGGCGCGATCACGGCCCGAAGCGGGCGCGAAACTGCGCAGAGCGGCGCACCGGTGAGCCGGATGGCCTACCGCGTGATCGTGCGCGGGGCCCCTGCGGGCAGTGATCGGCGGCCCGCCGCACAGCAGCGGTTTCGCGAGGGAGACCGGATTTTCACCATCGAGGCTGTCGCCGAGCATGATCCCGATGGCCGCTATCTGGCGTGCTTTGTTCAAGAGGAGCAGGTGGTATGAGCTATGCGGTTTCAGGAGCGCTTCAGGCGGCTGTTTTTGCGGCGCTGACAGCGGATGCGGCCCTTGGTGCGATTGTGGGGACCGATGTGTATGACGCTGTTCCCGCCGGAAATGTGCCTGATTTATATGTCCGATTGGGCACCGAGACAGTGCGGGAGGCCTCGGACGGGAGCGGTACGGGGGCGGTGCATTTTCTGACCGTGTCGGTGATCACGACCGCGCCCGGATTTGCCAGCGCCAAGGCGGCGGCGGCGGCGGTGAGTGACGCGCTGCACGATGCTGATCTGACGCTGACACGGGGCACGCTTGTGTCCATGCGGTTCGAGCGCGGATCGGCGCGGCGGATCGATGCGGCCAGTGCGCGCCAGATTGACCTGCGGTTTCGCGCGAGGGTTTCGGACGCGTGATCCATTTGGCCGCCAGCCGGGGGTCGAAAAAATTTCAACGCCAAAATGCAAACGATAGGAGTACGAAAAATGGCTGTTCAAGCAGGCAAGGACCTTTTGGTCAAAGTGGATATGACCACCGATGGCAACTATGAAACCATCGCGGGGCTGCGCGCCACACGGATCAGTTTTAACGCCGAGGCTGTGGACGTGACCGCGCTCGACAGTCAGGGCGGTTGGCGCGAGCTGCTGGCAGGGGCGGGCGTACGCTCGGCTGCGATCAGCGGGTCGGGTGTGTTCCGCGACGAGGCGACGGACGAGCGTGCGCGCCAGCTGCTGTTCGATGGGTTGACGCCGAATTTTCAGGTGGTCATCCCCGAATTCGGCATCGTCGAGGGACCATTTCAGGTGACCTCGCTGGAATATGCGGGCCAACTAAATGGAGAGGCGACATACGAGCTTTCGCTGGCCTCGGCGGGTCAACTGCAGTTCATCCCTTATGTCGATGCGGTTGAAGAATGACGGAAAACCGTTGGCGTGGGGAGGTGGTGTTGGTTGTCGCGGGCCAGCACCACAGGATGCGGCTCACGCTCGGGGCTCTTGCGGAGCTTGAGGAGGACTTGGCCGAGCCATCGCTGATGGCGCTCGTGCAGCGTTTTGAAAGTGGGGGGTTCAGCACGCGTGACGTGCTGGCGCTGTTGTGCGC